TCTTTAAAAAATCTACTTCCAGAGTCTTCTCCTGCTCCTTTAAAAATATCGGCAATAGCTGTTTGTTTTGTTTGTATGTCAACGCCTTTCATTGCTTGCATCAAGCTTTTTATTGCGTCCATTCCTTTTACGCTGCCGTCTTTTATGCCTGACATAAATTTTGCGCCGCTTAGTTTTTTACCACCGAGCATAAATTTTGCACCTGCTTTTTCCAATCCGTTAATGGCATCAATTTGCGGCTTTGTCATTTCTCTGAGTGATAAACCTGCTTCTTTGAGTGCATCAATTGGCTTGTCATCGTAAAAACCTCCTTTGTAAGATTTTACCATTAACGCCATGGTTTCCTCTTGCGTAAGACCAAGTTGTTTCATTTGTGCGGAATATTCACGTATTTGATTGATGTCAAGCTTGCCGTTAGTGGCTTGCATTCCTTGTTTAATCAGATTGAAACTTCCTTTTATGCTTGCGCCACCGTCTTTAAATTCTTTGAAATATGCGTTGGCTGTTTCGGTGAGTTCCGTGTGGTCTATTTTCAAAACTTTTGACATGGCAGACGAATAAGCGGTTACTTCTTTTTGCTTTTGTCCAGTAATATCAAATGCAGTAGCAATAGTTCTTTGTTGGGCTTTTATTTCGGTGGAAACTTCCAACAAGTGCTGCCCTGCTTTAAATGCAGCCACGCCCAAAGCCACAACACCAACCGTAACAGCAGCATAAGGATTTGACAATAATTCCACACCTCTTGCGAGTCCTGGTATTTCATCTTTCATTGCCGAAAATGCTTTCTTTCATTGCCGAAAATGCTTGTACATGTTCTTGTTTAAAAGAACTCAAGCTGCTTTTCATTCGCTTTGTAGAGCTTTTTAGTTGGTTTTCAGCTTTGCTCAATCCGCCTTTTAAACGGTTTTTAAGCGATAATAGTAATTCTATTTTTGATTGTGCCATGTTTCATATCACGGCGAAGGGGAAATTCTTAATGATTAATGATTAGTGGTTAATGATTAATGTTATTTTTTTGTTTCTTCTTTTTTAAGGCGTTCCACTTCTTTAGCAAGTAGTTCGTCTTTTTTTCTTGCAAATTCACTATTGCTTTTTTCAGAGGGTAATATATTACCGTCAAAACGCTTTAATACAATATTACGATGAGCCTTTTTTCTTAATTCCTGTTCTGTCATATCTTAGTTGTTTTTTGCTCTAAGTTAAATTCTTTAAAAATATCTAAAGAAATACCATATTCTTTATATTCTATATACTTAAAAGGGTCTAATTTTTCAAAAGCTTCATCTTCTAAATCTAACATCTTATCTACAATTTTTTCTCTTGTAACCCAACCTTTTTTAGGTCTATTAATTTTGTATTCTTTATCGCCACCCACAGCAATCATTGATTTTAAATTAAATTTACTTGATACAATTATATCATTAGAGCTTAAATGCTTTCCGTTTGGGTGATTATGAATAAGAATACTATCTTTTTCAAGAAAATTAGTTTGAACTTGCGTATCTATTCCGCTAAAACGTTCAATAATTTCACCTTTACTATTTAACGAAAAACCTAGTTCGTTTGTTTTAATTTTATTAATTTCTTTGGCAATAAAATTAAGTTTTTTGTCAAGTGGCAAATTTTCAGGAATATCAATCATTTCTGCAAAGGTATAGTTTTCTTTCCACTTATCCTTATATATAGCTTTATATTTTTCAGTTAAAGCTGTTTTTTTACTAATTTGTTCAACTTCCTTTTGTTCTTTTACAGGAACTCTCTTTTTGTAATTACTGGTATCAAAAATCTTACCTGCTTCTCCTGGATTAAAATCAAACCCTTTGTCGGGTTTTATCAATTCTCTTTTTGATAAATCGGTTACTTTTGTTATGTTTTTTGGAACTTGTACTACATCGCAACGGCAACGCCAACCGTTTGGCGGTGTGTGGCTTTTCCAAAAGGCATCGTTAAGAGGCAAAGTAATTCCGTCAAGTTTTGCGTGCGATGGTCTAACAAGATTGTCGCCTACGGTTTGGTATTGTAGGTAAAATAAGTCTGCACCGTCCTTAAATTCAAGCCATTTGCTTGCCATTTGTGCCGATGCAATGGACTGCTCGTATTCTGCTTGCAGCCAATTAATATTATACTTGCCGTTTAGCTTTAAGGCTTCGTGCTTAAAATCGTTCCACTCACGGCGTTTGCCGTCTTTTATAAGCAAGCCGTTTAAATCAGTGAGTAAACCTGCATCTTTAAAAGCCGAGAACTCATAAATATTAGTTTGAAGCTGACGTAATAATTCAGCATCGGGTGTGTCGAAATCTAAATTAACTAGCTTTTTGCCAAACCCTTTTTCTGTTCCTTTGAATAGTTTTTCGGCTGTAAATTTAAAAAGTTTTGTCCATTCGTTATCGTTTAAAAGCTGTTTAAACGTTTTGTCATTCTTGTAAACTTGTTTTAGTAAGTTGCTGAATAAGTTTGTAATAGTCTTTTGTTCTTCGTTTAAAACTGTGTCGGTATTTTTAAGTGCAAGCGTTCCGACTTTACTCGTTTGCACTGCTGAAAAATTTCCGTAAGGGTTTGGGTGCTGCTGTCTGTTTTCCACCGCCGTTTTATTTTCTACAGGTTTAGCTCGTGCCGTTATTGGAATATTGAAATTCTCTGAAATCCAGTCAATTGGTATTTCATGGTTTGTTTGTAAAAGATTTTGAACTATTGTCCATTGGTCTTTTTTGTCGAGTTTTTGTGTATTGTCCCACTGAAATCTAAAGTTTTCGAGTTTAAATCCGTGCAAATTAAGCAACGGAATTAATTTGTTGTTGATAATTCCTTCCGTAAAATTTCCATCGGCAAAAGTAACACGGTCGCTAATTTCAAGATGAACTTGTGATTGGCTTTTTGAACTGCCATTATCACTCAGCATCGTAACACTATTGATTGCTTTTGATATTTCGCCGTTGTGGCGTTCTATCATTTTATCATACACATTGTACGCATCACCTCGAGAGGTTTCTTTTAGCTCAAAATTTGTTCCTTGTGGAAATATGCCGTAAGCCGCTTCGCCCATATTTTCGAGCGTGCTTTCTATTTCATCAAGCGTTTTTGAGTCTCTATTGTCCGAAGTTACCCAACGGATAGGTATTCCAAAAAGTTCAGAGAATTGCGCCCAGGACTGCATGGCGTTTTTTTTCCAAATTACAGAATTTGCTACTTTTGAAAGTAAGCCTAAATGGTCTTCGCCTACTTCAATAATAAAAGCTTTGTGTTTTGGGTCTGCGTAATTTTCGCCATTTTCGTCTCCAATTTCAAAAACAATTTTCTTCAGTAAAGAAAGCGTGTGCGCTCGTGGAATTAAATTAAATCCTTTAATTTTATTATTCTCATCAAAGCCGCCAAATTCAAGAACTGAGACACCATAGAAAATACTATCAATAGTATGTTTTAAAAATTCATAAAACCATGGCTCTTTAAAAAGCTCAGTTTTTTCTTTGTCTTCTTTGCCGTCTTTTCCAATAATAGCAAATTTTCGGGATAAAGTTGTAGTTTTTCTTACTTGTACCTGTGCGTGCAAATGTGCATCAAGCATAATGTCTTTGTAGAGATTTATTAATTCAGAACGTTCAGGCGTTTCGGGATTTTCTGCCATTTCAATAGCATCACGCCAACGGCGTATATCTTTCTCTGAGCGGTCGGTAACAAAGACTGCTAGTTTTTGAAATAAGGAACTTGCATTTTTAGCCATTTTAAGGGTTTTTTATATTGTTGTGGTGGAAATGTGCCAATGTTTAAAAACTTTTCAAAAGAATTGAATTTAAACACCATTTAAACAGTTATAACTTAGTCAAGGCTTCGCTTAAAGCGAAACCTTGACTTAGCTAGTTAATATCGGTGGTCTCTTTTTGCAAATGAATTGAAACGAAAATTATAATCTTCTGGGCTGTTTATTTCTTTTTCTGGTAAATCGGCTTCAATATTATTTTCAGCCACTTCTTTGAACCAATCCAGCGCATCTTGGTAGCGGTCGTTTCTGTGTTCAGGCATTTTGTGAGATGCCAAAGAACTGTATAAATGGTACAAAACCAAATCAATATAATACATTACCAGTAATTGGTTTCTGAAATCGTCAATTACCCAAAAGTCTTCTTCTATTGGGTCAATGCCCTGACAATCAAAAGTACATCTATAAATTTTGTATTCGCTCTCGTCTTGCTCGGGTTCTTTCCAAAAGCAATATTCACCTTCAGTATAATATCTGTCTAAAACAAATTCATTTATAGGAATGAATATTTTATCAATATCATATCTTTTCTTCAGGAAAGATTTTATTTGGTCGCTTACTGCTTTTTCAGCTTTCGGCAAAACGTATTTATTTCCACGCTGAAGAATAGTTTTAATTTCATTGCGTACTTGTAAATCGTAATCTGATGGTATTATCATGTTAATTGTTATTTGTTAATTGTCAATTGTTAATTGCTCAATATTTATATTTTTTCTTGCGCTTTCCTGTGCGCTCTTTGTAATTTCTTGTAATTCCAATACTTTCGAGTTCTGAAATTGCACCATGGTCAGCATCGGGGCTGTCGTCTGCTGTTCCGCTACCTTTTTCAAAACCTATTAATTGGTCTAGCTCTTCTTCGTGGTCTGCGCCGTCCTTTTCGTCAATATTATACCAGACGTTTCGGCGCTCCCAAAAGCCGCTAATGCCCTCAATTCTATCAAATTTGTCGCCTTTGGGTCTTTTGGAAGCTACGACAGGAACATAATATCCACGCTTATCGCCCTCGGTGTCAAAGTCATTTACAAACTCGTCCATGGCAAATAAGCCCTCAATAATGTATTTTATATTGAAGCGTTGCAGTTTTTTGTCTTCGTATAAATCATAAATCCACTCGGCTACTTGTTGGCGTGAAGTTCTGCGAACGAAGCCGTAGATTCTATGCAGTTCACGCCCTTTTTTGCCCCAGAGCTTCATGGCTTTAAAATCGCCTTTGTCTTTGTAACTCAAATCGCCATAAAAGCAAAGCGCATCGTACTGATTTAAAGGGAGTATTTTTTTATATTGAATGAACTCATGTTTGAAGATTGCGCCATCTTCCTGTGGGTCGTTCATGTACTCACGTTTAAATTTTCGAGTTCCACGAGCAAAAAGAGCTTTCCAATAATCGGCGGTGTATTTTTCTTTCCACGTTGGTTCAAAGCTTTTTAAGTCTTTTACGGCATTAACTTTTATATGATGAAAAGTTTGCTTTAAGCCTTCTGCTTTTAATTTTTTGTTTATGTTTTTGAATATTTTAGCCAAATTTGCTAAGATGCTATTTTTGTGTATGCGATTATTTGCTAGGATAAAACGCTGTTTTCCAACGTCCATAGTTCCCCACAAATCTTCCATTATCCACTCAACGGCTTCACGTACCCGTTTTGGATTTTTGCAACGCTGTTTCGTATCTAAATCGTCTGCTACGATAAAATCGGGTCGTTTCTCTTCGTTACGTGTTCCCCGTGGACTTTGTCCCAAACCCAGAGCTTTAAAGGAAGTTCCATTTTCCGTAGAAAAATCACCTTCTGCCCAGGAGCCAAATTTATGCTGTTTACCAAAATCGTTAATTATGCGTTGGTTTCCTTCTAATTGTAATTGAATGTGTGAAAGCAATTCATCTGCTTTATCGTTATTTTCGCCAATCAAAAGCATGTAGGACATTTCGCCAGTAAACATTAACCAAAGCGGAATGCCAATAGTGGCATGAACTGACTTTGCACCACTTCTGTACACTTCAAAAATTAGAAATGAAATAGGGTCAGAGATTAATTTTGCAGCTTTTTTGTGGTAATTAGCCGTTTTTGAAGTTGCATATTGTGGCAAATAATATTCAAAAAAATCAGCATAATTTGCTTTTAATTTTTTTATACGGCGTTGCTTTTGCAAAGGGCTTTCGTTGGTTTCCTTTACATAAGTCTGTTTTAATAGTTTTTTTATATGCTCGTTGTATTCGAGCATTAATTTTTCTTTGCTGCTGTTTCCTTTCATTATGCTTCATTTATTTTGTGTGCAATAAATGCGCTACTTACTTTAATTGAATCATTTAATAAGTCAGGATAATTATTTGAAAGAAAAAAATCATATTCTTTCATTACGTCTATTATAAGGTGTATGGAAATTTCTTTATCAACTGAATTTCTTGCTTTTAAGGTTTTAGCAAGAAAGTCGCCTAAAGTCTTGTCGTAATCTTCGCCATTTACGGCTTTTAGCATTTCTTCATCAATGCGCTGCTTTATTTTGTGTGGGCTTGTCAATATTCCTTGGCGTTGTTCTTGCCAAGGTAGCTGATTTTTCTTTCCATTTGCCCAGCGATAAACCGAACTTTCGCTCACTTCAAGCACTTTCGCAATTTTAGGCACATTGTCGCCATCGTTTATGTACATGCGTTCCGCAATTGCTCGCTTTTTTGCGTTTGATAATGTTGCCATTTATGTAAATTGCTAAATTGTTGAATTGTTAAATTGTTATTTTAATGCAAAAAAAGACCTAAAAAAGCAGGTTTTTCAACAGATGACTGAAATTGAGGTTGTAATGACTCAATTTCAGGTCATTATAACTCGAAAATAGGACAAGCTCTTTTTTGCGACAATTAAAAAATCTTCTTTTGCACTCAAATTTAACAACAAATCATGTATAAAATAATTGCAAAGGGAAATAAAGAGGTTGACGTAAAATTTTATGGTGAAATATATCAATATTCGCCACGAGATGCTAAGAATTTTAGCTTAAAGCTAGAAGAATTAGCTAAAAAATACGATGTAATCCATTTGCACGTGCATAGTCCAGGCGGAGATGTTTTTGAGGGTTTTGCAATTTACAATGCAATAATAAATTCAGAAGCAACTGTTTATACTTACGTTGATGGAGTAGCCGCTTCCATGGCAAGTGTCATTATTTTGGCAGGCGCAAAGGTTTACATGGCTTCAAATTCTTTTTTAATGATACATCAGCCGTATTTTGGCGGCGGTGGTGGTAACGCTAAAGAGTTACGGCAAAAAGCTGATTTGCTTGAGAAAGTCACAAAAACTTTAAGTGAACACTACACGGCTAAAAACCCAGAACTGGCAAAAAAAATTAAAGAATGGATGGCAGAGGGCGACAATTGGCTGACTGCAAAGGAAGCTCTGAAATACGGTTTGATTGACGGTATTACAGAAGCGAAGTCAAAAAAAGATATTCCAGACAATTATGAAAATTTGACGGTACAATCTGCCTACGATTATTTTATAACTGATTTGCAAATAGATAGTTCTAATAAAATTCCTACAAAAATGAATGATGAATTTAAGTTAAAAATTGTTGCGCTGGGACTTACTGGCGCAACAATTAACAGCTCTGAGGCTGAGTTTCAAAATGCAATTGAAAAGGTATTGAAAGAAAATGCTGATTTTAAAATTCAAATAGCTGATTTGAACAAAAAAGCTGACGAATTAAAAAAAACAGAGATGCAGGCTCTTTTGGAAAAAGCAAAAGCAAAAATGACAAAGCCTCAATTTGAAGCTTTAAGCAAAATGGCTGAAACTTCTGCTATTGATGCGATACGCAATTTTGTAGATGCAGTTCCTGAACGAGAAAGTATTTTTAGCCAAGTTGCTGACAATGGTTCGGTAAATGGTAAAAAAGACTGGGACTGGTATCAAAAAAACAACGTAGAAGCTCTGGAAAGAATGGAAACTGAAAACCCAGAACAGTTCAAAGCACTTTATGAGGCTTACTGTTTAGACTTGCCGTAAGTGGAAAAGACGCTAGCTTCGCTAGGTCAGAACTATCGAAGCAGCATTTTTCTAAAAAATAAATAATTAACAATTTACAAATAAAAAAATTATGAAGATATTCATTTCAATTTTAACGGCTATTTTTTTAGCCATGATAACAGGAACTGGACTTGCCAGTGCAATTGACGTTGAACCTGTTTTTGTAGTTGCACCATTAATTGCGGCTAGCTTTTTACCACTTCCTACTGGTGTACTTTCGTTTGCTTTGATAAAAAGAGAAGCTTATGTAAAAGCATTAAATGAGGATTTCACGCATAAGGACACGTTTTTGGACGGCATTCCAGATGCTAGTAAGCACGTAAAAAAAGGACAAGAAGCCGATGTTATTAATATCATTGATATTCTCACGCAAGTGGAAGTATTAATTGACAATACAACTTATCCGCTAACACCCACGGAGGTTGCGGATGCAAAAATTCCTATTTCATTAAATAAGTTTGAAACGCAGCCAAGTGTAATTTCGAGAGATGCAATGTATGCCGTTCGCTACGATGTGATAAAAGAAACTTTAGAAATGCACAAAGTTTCTTTAGTTGAAAATACGGCTGATTATTCTGCCTTTAATTTAGCACCTGATGAAGATACGGCGAAAACTCCGATAGTGAAAACTTCTGGTGAAAATAATGGAACTGGTTTTAAAAAGCTTGTAATTAAAGACTTAATTACTTTAAAGAAAGCTTTTGATGATGCTAAAATTCCTCAAGGCAGTCGCCGTTTAGTTCTTTGCTCTCAGCACGTTGCTGATTTATTGGAAGTAAGTACAACGTTTGAAGTGATGTACGGAAATATGAAAAATGGTGTGATTGGAAACTTATTAGGTTTTGAAATAAGAGAATACATAAACAATCCTGTTTATGATGACACTTTTGTAAAAAGACCTTATAAGTCGCTTGCAGCAGGAACAGACAGACAAGCTTCTTTTGCATTTTATGTAAAAAGAATGTTTAAAGCAGCAGGTCAAACAATTGTTGATTTTACAAAGGCTGATGCGCTTAACAAAAAGAATTATTTAGGCACCGAGAAACGTTTTATCGCTCGTCCAATTAAGCAAGAAGCCATTGGCGCAATTGTAAGTGAGACCTCTGCTTAAATAGTGTTTAAATACAATTAATTTCAAACAAATAAATTAATTCGACAAGTGAAAAAACTAACAATAGAGCAGAAAAAAACTGCTAGAAAAATAATGGAGGATAGAAAAATAGATGAAATTTACATGGATAAAAAAG